GGGACAGGTTCTGGTTGCCGACCGGGACGGTGCCGCCGATGGCCGGGACGTAGCCGGTGGGCCCGAACACGGTGTCGGCGTCGACGCCGGCGACGCCGGCGAGCGTGGCGCGGCCGGGGTTGAGCAGGACGCGCTTGTCGGTGAAGAGCTTGAGCAGGCCGCCGCCGCTGAACGTCGTGGACAGGCCGCCGTCGTACGACTCGGTGACCAGTGGGCCGGCCTGCCAGATCTTGGTGCCCTGGCAGATCGCCCAGCTCCAGAGCCACGGGTCGGTGACGCCGTCGAGGACTTCGAGGGAGACCTCGTCGGTGTCGAGCGGGACGGTGACGCGCCAGCTGCCCGCCGAGACGACGCCGCGGTCCCAGGTGGGGGTGCCGAGGTAGGGGATCGTGGCGGCCACGCGGCCGGTGCGGGTCTCGAAGGCGCGGATCTCGATGGGATCCAGGCGCGCCACCGGCCGCTCCAGGGCCCCGGCGGACGGGGTGGCCTGGAGCTGCGCGGAGAGCAGGGCGGGGTTGGTCATGCGCCCATCCAGGCGGCCTGCAGGCCGGTGATGTCGTCGCCGGCGGACTCGTGGGTGACGTTGCCGCCGGTGTCGGAGTAGGCGTAGCAACGGAACTGCGTCCCGGCGGTGATGTACTTGTTGCAGGTGGCCTGGGTGTTGACGTTCGAGGCGGTGGAGTCCTTGCCCCAGACGTTGTTCGTGCCGGTGCCGACGATGAAGGCGTACTTGTTGCCGGTGCCGGAGGAGTAACGGCACGAGAACGTCAGGTTCCACCAGCCGGTGAGCTGGACGGTGAAGACGCCGGCGGCGTGGGTGAGCCCGACGAGGGCCTTGTTGACCACGGTCATGTTGGTGACCAGGGTCGGGGTGCCGATGGCGAGGTCGGCGGCGATCTCGACGTCGCCGCCGGGAGTGACGTCGTAGGGGATGTCCCACGCGCCGGAGGTGTAGCGGATGACGCGCTTGAGCCCGGCGTGGTAGACGAGGCTGTTCTCCACCGCGAGCTCGGCGGGGATGGCGGCGATCGAGCCGTAGATCTCGAGCCCGACGCGGGACCAGCGGGTGCCGTTCCAGTACTCCGGGCCGCGGGTGCTGGTGAAGCGGCCTTCGCCGGTGACGAATCCCGGGTCGGCGCTGAGGTCGCCGGCGCCGATGGTGCGGAAGGGCACGCTGCCGCTGGCGGTGGTGTTGCGCTTGTCGGCGATCTCGCCGGTGGAGATCGCGTTGTCGTTGGTGGCGCGCAGCACCTCGGCGAGCTTGAGCATTCCGGCGGGAGTGGCCGGCACGGCGGGCGAGCCGGACACCAGCCCGGAGACGACGACGAATTCCGGGCCGTGGGCGGCGTCGCTGCCGAAGGCGCCCTTGTCGTAGGCGGACGCGCAGACGAGGTCGTAGCGGCTGTTGACCCCGGACGCCGCGGGCATGGCCACGGTCTGGGCGGCCTCGTTGACGAACAGGTAGGCGCCCTGTCCGGTGCGGGGGATGACGGCGACGCCCTTGGCCACGCTCACGGTCTGGTCGGGGCTGGCCTGGGCGGTGACCTTGAGGTCCGAGCCGTCCGGGGCGCGGGTGAGCACGCCCGGGCGCGGGGTGAAGCCGTCGGAGCCGGGCAGGTACTGCGGGCCGATGAGCCCGACGCGGATGTCCCGGGCGGAGTTGCGGCCGACGACGTACTGGCCGGAGCCGTTGTTGTCGTTGATCGGGATGAGGTCACCCGACGTGACTGCTACCATGAGTGACTACTCCCTACTAGTTGTAAGCGTCGGACCACTGGGCGAGCATCGTCGCGGTGTCCGCGGGCCCGCCAGCGGAGAACTGGACAGAAGTGTCCGAGCGGGGGGCGATCTCGAACAGCTCGAAGCGGCTGAACAGCCCGCGCACCGGGACGCCGTTGAGCAGCGCCAGTCCGGTGCCGGTGTTGACGGTGAGGACGTCGCCGGGCACCAGCGTCCCGGAGTATGCGATGGTCTCGCCGGTGTCCAGGCGCGCCACCGACGGCTGCGGGAGCGTGCCGGTCGACGGCGCGGTGAAGGTGAAGAGGATGGGCGCGGCCGCGGTGCCGTCGTTGTCCAGGCCGATGGTCGATCCGGTGCCGGAGCTGGCCTGCCAGACCACGCCGGTGATCGCCGGACCCGGGCCGCCCCACTCGACACCCGTCGCGCTCGGGCCGGGCCCGTCCCACCGGACGCCCTGGACGCTGGCCTGCGCCAGCATGGCCTGGGCGCTCTTCACCTCGGTGGAGTACTTGCGCCCGTCGGCGGCCACCAGCTGGATGTTGAACGTGCACGTCAGGCCGTCCGGCATGGGCGTGATGGCCGGCTCGCTGGTGAGCTCGGCGAACAGCGTCAGCGCACGGGCGCGGGTGGTCTTGGTGAGGGTGTAGAGGGTCTGGGGGTCCAGGCAGACCCCGGCGATGGTGGCCATGAGGTCTTCGCGGTCGAGGCGGCTGGCCGCCCGGGCGAAGCCGTCGAGCTCGACGACGCGGGGGCCGCGGTAGTTCGAGGCACGGTAGCTGCCGTTGCCGTTGGGCCGGTCGGACAGGCGGGGGCGCGGCGGCAGGCCGGAGTCCCAGCCGCGGGCGGTCTTGACGTGGAAGCTGTACCCGCGGGAGTCCGGGCCGGTGTTGAACGAGAGCCCGTCGAGCTCCCAGGTGTCGCCGATCGCCACGAGCGTCACGACTCACCGCCCCCTCAGGAAGATCTTGCGCGCGACGATTTCGGCGATGAGGTCGTAGTCCATCGTCGCGGGCGGCTGGATGGTGATGGGGGTGCTCGGGCCGGATTCCCGGACCGCGGCCGCGACGGCGGCGGGGATGGCGCGCACCACCGCCGTCTGCTGGGCCACGTAGCCCTGCAGCCAGCTGTTCACGCTCGCCCAGGTGTCGGCGTTGGCTCCCCAGTTCTGGTGCGTCTGGGCGTAGTACATGGCCGAGAGCTGGTCGTTGTAGCGGTCGAGGTTGCCCGAGCTGCCGCGCGCGGAGAAGTCGTCCATGAGGTTGCCGGTCTTGGCGAACGAGAGCGCCTCGGTGGCCGCGGACAGCAGGCCCTCGTGCTCGGCGGCCTGGGTGATGAGGTCGGCGGTGCGCTGGGATCCGTTGAGCGGGGCGAACAGCTCGGGGAATCGCATGTTGTCGCCGACGACGCGCCAGGTGTTCGGGGCGACGAAGGTGGCGCGGTTGGACGGCAGCGGGTTGAGCGCGGCCAGCCCGCCGCCGGCGAAGAACTTCACCGGGTGCGCAGCGCCGTCCCCGCCGCGCGGGCGCAGCAGGTTGCCCTCCGCCGAGTAGACCGGGGCGCCGGTGGGGCTGATTCCGGTGGGCGACTTACCGCGGGTGGCGATCGTGACGTACACCGTTTTGTCGTGCAACGCCGCCATTTGCCGGGACACCGCGTAAATGGCGTCCAGCGCCTGCTTGTTGTCGCCTGTGAGGGCGATCTGGCGGCCGTCGGGCAATTCGTATACAGCCTGCCCGAGGTTGTTCACCTTGACCTTGAGCCCGACGGCCTGCGCTTCGGTGACGCTCATCTTGGCAATGGTCTGGGCGAGGCTGGCTGGTAGCGGGCCCGCAAAACTTCCGGCGAGTTTCACGGCTTCGATGTTGGCCGCGCGCATTCCGTCGGCGGCTTTCTGCGTGTCGGTGGCGGCCGAGGAGTTGGCCACGCCCTGCTGGTAGGCGGCGTTGATTTCCGCCTGCTGCGCCCGCTCCAGGTCAAGGGTTGCCTTTTCCTTGTCCCTTGTGGACGAAGTGTGATCCTTCATCACCTTGTTGTAGTTCTCGGTGGCTTCCTGCGTATTGAACACTGCACCCCGGAGACCGAGCTGTGCGTTGTTCAGCGTCATGGTGGCGTTGTAGGCCTCCAAAGCCGCGTCCCGGGTGCGGAGCATTCCGGTGGTAAGCCCGTTAAGCCCGGTTTCCTGCGCTTCGTACGTCGCGGTGGCCTGCGCTGATTGCGCGATCTGGTCGCCGATGGCGCCCGTCAAATTCTCCGAGGCCCGGAGTGCGTCCTGCTGCGCTCCGGTGAGGTTTCCGTAATCGTTGACGACGGTGTTAGCGGCGCCGCCGTTCTTCAGCAGCCAGTCCATGTTTTTCTGGAGCCCGGAAGCCTGCGCGTCGGTGAGTGCCCCGGATCGCCGCCACGAATCGATCATCATTTCGTTGCGGCCACTGAGGGCGTCGAGCGCCGTGCTGTTGCCGAGGGCGGCGGCCTGGACGGTGGACATGCTGACGCCGAGGGCGCGCGCGTTCCCGGCGGCGTCCTTGTCGGCGAGCGCCTTGGCCACGGTCTGGCGGGTGACGTCACCGGCGACGCCGCCGTCCTCGCGCAGCGCGTCGGTGAGCAGCCGGACGGCTTCCTTGTGCGCCTGGGCCTTCTGGGCGGCTTCCTGCTGCCGCTGGCCAAGCTCGCCGAGGAGGATGGACAGGCCTACGGTCGCGATCGCGGCCGGGTTGAACGCCCCCTGGACCAGCCCGACCCCGGCGGCCTTGAACTTGGCGGTGGCGCCTTCGGCGGCCCTGATCCGGCCGATGTAGCCGTCGAACCCGGCGGTGGCATCGATCCCGAACTTCTGAAGGATCATGCTGGAGGCGGTCAGCGATCCACCGATCTGGGTGACCTGGGGCGGCAGCGCGGACAGCGCGGACAGCAGCCCGCCGACGACCCCCACGGCGCCGGAGCCGGCCTGCCCGAAGCCGTGGAGGAACCCGACGAACCCGGAACCGGCGCCGGTGACGTCGAGCAGGGACCGTTCCGTGACGGACAGCGCACCGTTCAGGATGCCGAGCTCGGCGTGGTTCTCGGCGAGGTTGGTGACCAGCTGGCCGGTGAAGCCGAGCAGGTCGCGGGTGATGCCCCCGAATTCGCGCAGCCCCTCGGCGGCGGCGGGCGCGCCCCGGGAGATGTTGATCAGCATGTCGTTCGCGCCGGCGCCCGCGCGCTCGACGACGTTGCCGAGGGCGTCGACCGCAGGCTTGGCGGCGATGGTGGCGCGCACCAGGCCGGGGAGAGCTTCCTCGCCGGCAGTGGTGAGGGAGACGACGAAGGTGTCGACGTAGGCGGCAGCCTCGCTGACGCCGCGGGCGATGAGGGGGAACGATCGGTCGAACGACCGCTGGACGGTTCCGGCCGCGCGGACGAGGTCGTCCTCCATGATCACGGACAGGTCGTTGGTCTTGTCCGTGATGTCGCGCAGGGCGGGCAGCCAGGCTTTGGCCACCTTGTCGCTCTGGGATGCCGAGAGGACGCCGAGGGCGAGGAACCCGGTGGCCGCGCCGGCGGTGACCGCGGTGCCGATCGCGGCGCCCGCGGCGGTGGCGATGGGCAGCCCGGCCGCGAGGCCCCCGAAGATGACGGCCTTGAACTTCGCCTGGCTGCGGTCAGCGACCTTGGCCAGCGAGGTCTCGACGTCGCGGCCGCCGCGGTTGAAGCCGCGGGCGAACCCGCGCGCGGACTCTTCGCCGGCGGCTTCCGCGCCGCTGGATCCGCCGACGGAAGGGCCGGACAGGTGCTGCCCGCCGAAGCCGCGGGCGTAGGCCTGGCCAGCCTGCTTGCCCTCGTTGGCGAAGGCCATGCGGCTGGACTTCACCACGGCGATCTGCTCGACCATGGCGCCGCGCAGGTTGACGCCGTTCGCGAAGCCGCGGCCGTATCCCTCGCCGGCCTGGTTGCCCATTCGCTGGAGCTGGTTGGTGCGCTTGCGCAGGGCCTCGATGTTGCGGGTCATCCCCTGCTCGAGGTCGACGCCCTTGGCGAACCCGGCGGAGAAGGCCTTGCCGGCGTTCTCGCCCATGCGCGCGAACTCGGACCCCTTGGCCTTGAGCCGGGCGGCGGCGCGCCCGATCTCGGAGTCGACGTCGATGTGGAAATCGGCGTAGGCGTCCGCGACCTTGAACCCGCCACCCGGGTGCGTCATCCGTTCACCAGCTCCCTGTACACCTCGTCGTCATCCCACCTGATCGCGTTGGGGTCCGTGCCGTACCGGGCCGCGAACTGCTGCCGCTTGATCGCGGCGACGACCTCGGGCGGGGTGTCCCCGCCGCCGGCTCGGGGGACGATCCCGGCGGCGGGGACGTTCGCGGGGGAGGCCGTCCCCGCGGTCTGGGCAGTGAACCGGGTACGCAAGGCGCCGCCGTAGGCCGAGAGGCGAACGACCAGCGAGAGGAACCGGGTGATCGTGAGCGCGGCCAGGTCGTCCACCCGGTGGTAGACGGACATATCGCTCACGATGTCCTCCCAGAACTCGGCGATCCAGCTCAGGTGACAGGCTGCTTCGGCGTGCTGTCCAGCAAGGGCTCCGATGCGGTCTCCGGCCATACTTCCTCGTCCGGCGGCTCGGACGTGCCGCTCAGGTCGCCCGTCGCCGTCGAGGTGGAGGGGGACGCGGACGTCGTTTCCGGCGCCGCGCCACCCTCGCCTTTTCCCTCCGGCACCGGAATCGCCAGGCCCACGAGCCGCCCGGTGATGACTCCGATGACCTTGGCGTAGTCGTCCCTGGTCACCGCGTCCGGTGGCAGGTTGATGAACGCCAGGTAGTCCGCGTCCCCGAGCGCGTGGCGCAGCGCCCAGATGGCGCCCATGTCCCCGCCGAACTGGTCGACTTGGTGGGCGTAGCGCGCCATCTCGATGGGCGTGAACTCCTGCGGGATCGACACGTCCCGGCCGTCGATGGTGAACAGGACATCGCGCGGCCGGTCCGGGTCGGGCGGGGTTGTGGTGCTGAAGTTGAGCATGGTGGCCTCCGTGCTGGGTTGGTTACTGACGGGTAGGTCAGCGCTGGGTGTAGACGGCGACCGACGCGGTGGTGTCGGAGACGAAGTGGCCGGCCCAGTTGACCGAGAACATCGTCTTGCCTTCCTTGGTGAACGGCGCGCTCATGTTGTCCACCGAGAGGACCTTGCGCAGGACGATGATCATGCGCTTACCGTCGAGGCGGCGGCCCTCGACGGCCATCCCGAGGTACTTCTCGGGGGTCTCGAGGGTGTCGATGGTGGGCTCCCACCGGTCCCACGCCGCGCCGGTGCCGACGCCGGTGGTGATCACGCCGCCGTTGTTGGCGCGGGAGAGGTTGTTCAGGGTGGCCGCCACCAGGTTGGTGCTCACGGTCGGGTGCCGCTCGGTGATGGTGCTGGCCACCCAGTCCGGCGCCTGGTCCACGGTGTGGTTGGCGTAGCTCTTCTCGATCACCACCTGCAGGCCGCCGTCC